CCATGTAGCGAAGTGAAAGATACTTAACTAAGTCGGTGGCGTTGATAGACAAGTCCACGTTTAGTTGGTCGGTAATCTTTTCGTCAACGCTGTCAATAAGACCGTAGAAGATTGGGTAGGTAATAGCAACCGACCAAGATGAGAATGTTCCCGAACCAGTTGTTGATGTTACGTTTACCGTCATTGAACCTGTTGTTATGTTGTCATATGCGGTACAAATGCCCGTCATGGTGTTAGCACCATTAGACAGAGTTACTGAAAGTCCAATTGATACACCTAAACCAGTAGGCAATGTAAATGTTTTAGAGCCGGTTCCAACAGTCAAAGACGTAAATGAAGTTTGCGCCCACGTCGCCGTGACCTTGATAGGTAGGCGAGGTTGAATTACATAACCGGTTCCGTTGACTGATCCGTTGAGGAAGAACCCTGTGCGCTCGTTAACAGTCATGTTGAGCGTTCCAGCTTCTACACGGTCAAGGAAGTGCTGACGGCCTAACCTAGTAGTGAAGTCACGAACGTAGGGCGTAACGTCTGTCCAAGTTTGAGTAAGGCTTTGCACGTTGGTCGGGTTAAACGCAATCTGAACCGACAGCGTAGGTAACGAGGCAAGTGTCATTGCGCACGATTCCTAGTTGGCTTTGCTGGTGGTTGAGTAGAAGCCCACTTAGCAAATAGGTTGCCCATCCAGCGAACGTCTTTAGTCATCTGGTTGCGAACTTCTTTGGTTATAGCTGCAATAAAGGCAGGGTTGGTCGCTAAATCCTCAGAGATAATTCCTAAATCTAGTGTTATGTTCCAGTCTTGATTTTCAACGGAATTAAACTCAGCCATTACCTACCGCCTTTTTTGTATTGACTGTGAAGAGTTAGGTTTACTGTGGTTTTTCCTTGTGGTTTTGGAAAACCAAAAACCAATGCTGCTCCACCCTTAAAGTTTGCGTTTGATCCTGGTTTTGCTCCTGTTCCCATTGGGCCGTATCCTGCGGCTCCTGCTAGTTCAGCACCAAGAAGAACTGTTCCGGCAGCAATAATTCCAGCAGTACCGCCTGTTTTGACCAGTTTTATAAGTTTTCCTGCGGTTGTTCCAAAGTTTTTTCCGGTAGGAAGTGGTACGCCTTTACCACCATTGGCAATAGTGTTGGCATTAAGAGCTGCGGTGTTTAAGGCAGTTGCTGTTGTGTTGGCCGAAACTACACCTAAATTAAACAATCCCTTAACTGCGTCAAAAGCCTTTTTTAATTTTACGGCAATAGCAGTGGCAAATACTCCAATAGCGGCGTCACTAGCAAGTTTAGAAATAAGTGGATGTTCTTTGAACCAGTTAATAACGCTTAATCCCCATGTTGCAATACTGCTTACCTTTGGAAGCAACCATTCACCAAATGCAATAGCAAAGGCAGAACCAGCACCACTAAGTTGTTTCAACTGTTGTCCTAGGTCTTTTTGAACAAGAGCAAATCCTTGAACTTCTTTACCTGCTCCATGTAAAGACGTGCCAATAGTTTTGGCGTCGGCAGCAAACTCTTTAGCGTGTGTACCTGTAAGTGCAAGAATGGTTTGTAGCCCAACCGTTCCACCAGCCATTGTTTTAATGGCGTCAACGTAAGCGGCACTACCAACTGGAAATTTCTTTCCAACAGCAGTAACTATGTCTTGAAGAGCAACGCCTAGACCCTTTTTAGGATCGGCCATTGTGTCTTTAAGTTTTTGAGCAGAAAGACCAAATTTATCCATTGTGGCTGCAGCCAAACCGCTTGGCGCAACTAATGAAACCATTGTGGCGTTTAAGTGCATCGCTGCAAGTCGAGCAGACATACCAGCGTTGGTTTGAACTGCCATTGCAGCACCAACTTGTTGTAAAGAAATTCCAAGAAGTGATGCAGTTGGAATTACTTTACCTAGTGAAGCTCCCAAAAGTTCAAGGTGAGTTTTACCAGAAGCAACTGTTTGAATAAGAGCAGATGTGACTTGGTTGGCTTGGGAAACGGGAATGTTGTAATCGTGCATAACCGTAGTTAATGCAGACGCAACGGTTTCCATAGATGCTGAACCAACCGCAGCACCTTCGGCAGATGCTTGTAGAACTTTAAGACCTGCTGCGCCGTGATAGCCAGCAGATTCAATCATGTAAAGACCTTCGGCAAGTTGTTTAGGCGTTTGCCCAACAACCCCAGCCATGTCAAGAATACCTTTTTTAATTAAACCAAGGTTCTTTTCAGATTCACCAGCACCAGTTACAAGTGCGGTAGTGGCTGTTTGAAAATCCATAGCCATTTTTACAGATGTTGCAGCAACAACCAAACCAGCACCAATAACAAAATTGGCCGCCTTGTTCATGGCTTTACTAACTCTTGCGCTAGAAGCATCGGCTGTTGCGCCAAATTTAGCCATTTGGCCGTCGGCCTCAGTGATCTTTGCTGTGTATTGTTTGGTGTCGGCGATAAGTGTGGCGATTACTGGTGGAAGAAGTCCTCCCATTTTACGCCTCCTGAGCAGCGATTACGAGTGAGTTAAATAAAATGTCAAGCTGTGGAATTGAGTTCCTTACTCCTGGTTGCATGTAAGGAAATGGTCTAGTCGTGTAATAAGGCCAACGTCCTGATCCGTGAAAACCAAGTTCAATGCGTCGTCCGTAGACAATGTGAGGACCGGTTTGCGATTCCCATCTACCTACGCCTGTTTTCCTAGCACCATCTGAATAGATGCTGTTCATTAGGTTTCCGGTGCGACGAGTTGGCAGAGGCCATGCGTCTGAATGCCATTTTTCTGTTATAGAAGCGTCAGAGCCAGTAAGAAAAGTATTCTTGGCTTCCCTTTTTATGACTTCCCCACCTTTAAGAACGAATGAACGAGCTGCATTGTCAACACGAACAATCATTTCTTCCATTGCTGAATTAAACTCAGGTAAGTTTTTTACAACATTAGCCACGCTGCACCTCGTTTATTATTTCGTCAATAGCAAGAAGCCACTCTGTTGTTTCAATTGGCTGGTTAAGAAAGTCGTCGTGCGATCCACCCAACGCTTTGCGAAATCGGTATTCACGAAAGAAATTAGAAACTTCTGAATCTACTTCAGCATCTCTGCCCCTTAGTGCTGCCTCTAGCCGTGCTAGTCGGCGCTGACTGTCCGTTTGGAAGGTTTATTGCTGGCATTGGTTCCCCTTTGGGTTATTTAGTAAGCCGTTGGTGTTGCGTTAATGATGTTAGCTTGGATTGGTGAGTAACCAGTTGTAGCGTCAGTAGCGTCTGCGTTAGCAGTAAACTCTACCTCAACTTCAGTGTAAGCCTTGCCTCGTGTACGCTTTACGTTTTGGAACTGAGCCTGAGTCATTGTGAATGAAACGCTGAACTGTGTTCCACCTGATGAGTCGTTAGGGTCAGTGAAAGTAATGACAAGCGCCTGTGGGCTACGTGTCAAGGCTGTTGCGCCTGTTCCAGTTGACCAAGGGTCTGACTGTGAGTTGACTACAGCTGTGAACTTACCTGATACTTCGATTGGTCCAGCAAAGTTCTGGTATGGAGCCTGTGCGCCCATTGTAAAAATAGGCGCTGTCTTGCGAGCAATGGTCAGCGTTCCATCTGAAATGTAAGTATAAGGAGTTCCAGCAACTGAAATAACTGTGTCCCATGCAGGAATCATGTGTACCGTTTCAATGTTTGGTGCGCTAAATGGTGATGTAGCTGTTGTTCCTGAGGTGTAAGGGTTAGTGAAGAACTTAACTGTTGCCTCTGCTGCTGCTTCTGCACCAAATGAGATTTCCAACTGGTCAGCCTGAGCGCCTAGCATTGTGAAGTAGTTAGCACCGTCGAAGTCCATAATGGAGTAAGACTGTGGCTGTGAACCAGTAGATGCGTTGTTAAGCAACTTTATGTTGTGCGTGTATGGTCCTGTGCCTGTAACAGTGTCAGTTCCACCAAGAACGGCCTTAACTAGGTTAGGGAAAGTGTTAGCAAAGAGGTAGAACTTAGCGTCGTACTCGTCGTGACGTACACCCTGAACTTGGTCGTACACCATAACTGGTGATCCACGCAATGCCTC